TGTTTGGAACTGTTTAACAGCTGTAAGAGTCTTAGTTCCGAAGATACCTTTGTCTTTTCCTGTAAACATACCTAACATATCTTGTAAGGTACCTACACTCTCCTTATCTTTAGAACCTTGACGTAAGGTAGGAGCGCCACCACTCAAACTGTTCATAGCTTTAGTAGCTTCTTCTAGTGCTTGTGTTTGGGGAGTAGAAGCCTCAGCTGGTGATACAAAGTCAGGGACAATGTCTTTAAGGATGCCTATCATATCAACGATACTTCCTCCTACACTACCCATCATAGGTGCACCACCACCGCCACTACTCCCCTCTGCTATATTTGAAGATGCAAACAGCTGCGCCTCAGCTGCCCTCCGTCTTACTAGACCACGCATCTTATCTCCATTCATCTTAACGAAGCCTACCTCCTCAGAGAAAGCCTCGTGCATGAAGTCTTCGATAGCACCTGACTCCAAGTACTTCTTAGCCTTGGAACCACCCCATGCACCTGAGCCTACGTTGTAGATGAGGGACGTGAGGGCCTGTACCTTACCTTCATCTCCTTCCATACCGTTCTTCTTAAGGGAAGCAACTGCTACAGCTTGAGCATGAGAGGTATCCGTCTTTAGGACAGCCTCTGCTTGCTCTTGAGACAACCCTTGTGTGTGATCTACGAGTGTACCATCAATGTCAATGAAACCAGACTTACTCTCTGATGGTGTCAACTTGTGACCATAAGCTAGTGTCTGTGTACCCCCTTCAAGGGAGTCATGTCCATACCATTTACCTTCTCGTAGACCTGAGCTAGAGTTATTCTCAAAGTCTTTGATTACTTGCACTTCAGTCTCACCAGCCTCCTTTGGTTGTTGTACACCTAACATCAAATCCAAGTCAAGACCATTGACATACTCTCTAGTCTTAGTCTCATCCCAACCCACAGGGGTTTGTACGTCAAACGTACCATGTTGAGGGTGTCCTTGGATAGTTGTTAGTTCAAGTTCTTGTTCCATTAGTTTTTATTCCATATGATGAGTTTGTTAGGTCCATTGTTGACTGGAGGAGGTGTAGGTGCTGATCGTTTCTTAGTCTCAGCTTCCACTGTTCCAGCAGGAGGTTTAATGTTAAGGACGTGTCTTGCTACACCTTCAGCGTACAGCTTAGGGTCTATGTTAATAGCTTCTGCACCTAACTTGACAGCGCTATGTAGCTCACCTGCTTTAACATTCACTACAGACAGTCTCTTCTCTAATGTAAATAACTCATCCACAGAAAAGGTTACTCTACTATCAACTACGAAAGTAATCAAACCATCAGGAGCTATGTTGTACGTAGTCCCTGATCTAGTTACTAAGTCAGACCTAACGTCTACTTTAGCTTCAGGTATCCACATCTGTGCGGTTTTAAGGGTAGGGTGCCCTCCTTCTACGTCCTTAAGTGGCTCTTGTCCCTTAAGACCTATCTCTTCATTCATAATCCCTGTAAACTGAGGCTCAAAGAGTTCGTTTACATACTTGATAGGTAGGATAGCACCGTCCTCCCTGCCTTCAATAGTAGACAAGTACTTCTTACGTGCTGCAGGAGTACTCAAGATTTTAAAGAAGTCTTTAAATAAGGGAAGCCGTAGCCCTTGGTTAGTTAGTTCTTTATTATTGTTTTTAAGGTTCGCACCTAAGCCTGTAGCTACATCTACTCCAGCTTCTACCTCGTCAGGGGTAGCTTTAGGAGAGGCTGCTGCTTGGGCTACAGAACCACTAAGGGTTTTAACTATCTCATTGTAGGTCTTACCTGCTAGCTTGTCTGGAGTAGGGTTCTCAGGGACCTTGCCACCCATTAAATCACCTAACACCTTTGTAACGTTGACGCCCATCGTGTTGAAGACTCCTATCCCCCCAGTAGTCTTATTACCTGCTTCCATTAACTTACTGAACTTCTCTGCCATGACTTTAGCCTGAGCGAGTTTAGGGTACTTCCCTATAAGAAGAGCTAAAGTGTTTATATCCTCTACAGCACCGTGGTTCTCTAGTAGAGATTTAACATTACCTCCCTTAAGCATCTCTATCTTATCTGTTTGTACGTCTAAGTAAGGTTGCATGGTAACCTTAGCTTGAGCAGGGTCTACTATACCTTTTGATACAGCCATCTCTTCTTGTATCTGTATGTTTCTTGCTTCTAGTATCCCTACCCAAGCAGCCTTAACTTTTAATCGGTAAGAATCATCATCCTTAGCATCAGCAAAAGACGGGATAAGATGACGTAAACGAGACTCAGGTCCCTCTGCTTCTGCTAACTGGACTAAGAGAGCTATCCCTGCCTCTTTACCTAAAGCCATAGAATTCCTAAAGGTTTGATCAATGTCTTTATTCTCTTTAGTATACATCGTAATAGCAGTGGTAGTGGTTATCCTTTGTTTTGCTTTAGCGTCTGTAGCTTGAGCTGCTTCAAGGTTTAATGAGGCCATCGTTGACTCATGTAGGGCCTCTTCTCTTTTCTTAGCTCCATACGCAGCATCTTTATTCTCTTGGGAGTCTCCTGACTTACCATGCATAGCAGCGTACTGGTTAGCCTCTGTAACCCACGTCTGCCTTGCTGCAGCTGCACCCTGATTCTCAGCTAACCCTAGCATGTACCTTTTAGAACCCTCTACAGGAGACTTAATAGCCTGTAGTTTAGCTGCTAGGTGAGGGTTGTCTGCTGTCATAGTCTTAAAGGCTGCATCAATACGTAGGGCAGATGAAGCTTTACTAGAGATACCTGTAGAAGCACTCCTATTCTTCCTTAGTACACCTTCAGCGTCAGTTAAGACATCTCTATCCTCTTCAGTGATGAACTCATCAGCAGCATCCCGAGCGTCCTCTAGTACGATGTACTCGTTAACCTCTTTAGCAGCTGTCTCTACACCACCAAAGACATTAGCTAAGCCTTGTGCAGCTACACCACCTGTAGACACCTCACCCAATTGGTTAGGGACTCTTATTGTAGAGCCACCACCGGCTAGTGTAGCAATAGGGTTCTCAGACATTAATCTTCTCCATAATAAGAGTCAAGTATCTCTTTAATTTGTTTCTTTAAGGACTCAGGGGCTCTCTTATCTCTAAGGGTAGCCTCTAATGTCTTACGGTTAGCAGCTGTACGTGACCTGTTCTTCAAGAGGTCTTTGTCTGTAGCACTGGTACCTTTCAAGTAGTTAGAGTACTTCTCAGCTACTCGTACAGACAACCTCTGAAGCTCTACAGGGTCCCAACCGGGGAAGTAGTTCTTAGTGAAGTTCTCAATCTCAGCGTATACGTTATCACTGAGGCCACTCTGAGTCAACCTAATGAACATATCAACAGTGTCCTTTACAAAGGCTGTCTCTTGTTCTTTAAGGCGTTTGTTCATGCGTCTCTTACTATACAAAGACTCTTCAGCTAGTGTACCTATACCTAGCACCTTACCTAACAGGTGAGGGAGAGTAGCTTTAGTGGTAGTCTCTCCATCCCGAGTTAAGAAGTACCCTGACTGTGCAGCCCAGTAAGCTTTAGAAGCATCAGAGTATCCTTTAAGGACTTTAGGTGCTTGTTCTAATATAAACTGTATCTTATCAGGAGTAGGTAGGTCAGTATAGAGTGTAGTAGCCTTAGCTAACCTTGTTGCATCCACAAGGTCTCCTACTGCACTACCAGCCGCACCTGTCCAACCTAATACAGCAGCTTCACCCATGAAGTCTATAGCTTGAGACATAATCCCATACAAGCTAGCAGGGTTAAGAGACTTAGATGCATAGAGGTCAGACTCTTCTCCTGTGATAGCCTCAAGGGTGCTGTTAATAGACCAATCTAAAGCCGAGGCAACCATCAAATCTTTAACAGGCTCAGGTATGATGTACCCTGTTCGTACCTCAAAGTCCTCTAAAGCAGTAGCCCACATAGATGTACCATAGAGGAACGTGCCTACTACTACGAACTTAAGTCTTGCGTCTACCTTATTGAAGCCTTTAAGACCCTGAGCTACTACGTCATTGTAGAGACTCTTAAGAGTCATCGTAACAGTGAAGCCTAAGAGGTTCATAGGTAGTGGAGCTACTCGAGTAGCTGTACTAGTCCCTGCTTTGTTCTGGTTACCTGTGCGTACCCGTGTCATGTTAGCTATTTCAGCTTCTACTTCAGCAGTGAATAACTTAGGGTCTCCTAACTTAAGATTATTCATCTCTGCAAAGGTTCTACGAGAGAAAGCCCAGTTCATAAGTAAGTTAGCTTTCTCACCTGTATCAAACCCTATGGTCTTAGCGCCTTTAAGGACAAACCCGATACCTCTAGGCGCACCTAAAGCAAAGGTTGTCAACAAGTTCTCTATTTCATCCTTAGACTCTAAGAAGCCACTGTTAAACATAGTGTGAGCGTCAACTGTAGGGAATAGATTTGACCTTTTAAAAGACTCTACTATCTTATCAGCTTGGTTAGGGGTTACACCCATCGTCTTACTTAGGACCGTTAGCATACCTTTGTAGGCTGTTGAGTTAGGACCTTGTAGTCCTTTAGTTACCATAGCTCCTATGATCCCTACTGAGTCTGCTACTCCTAGAGCAGCTAAAGCAGGGTTCTCTAAGCCTGTAAACAAGATAGTCCCTGCGTTCTGTATCAGCTGTCTACCTATCTGAGACCCTACAAACAACATAAAGGTGGTACCTCTTAAGGTACTCGTAGGAGAGAGGTTATATAAATTAGCATCAATTAGGTTAGAGGTCTTCTCAAACCCTGTCGTATTAAGGAAGTGAGCTAAACCGTTAATAGTGGACTTATAGTACGTATCTTGATCTATAGCAATTGAACGTAACCAGTTAATCTCATCGTACATAGCCTTAGCTGTACGTCCATGCTCAGTATTAGCTAGTAGCTTAGTATTAGGTGAAGAGAACTCACCGGGGATAGTTACCTGCTTGCCGTAAGAACCCATGTAACGTCCTGTCATACCTCCTATGTAGTCACTCATGCTCACTGTACTAGCTAATGATTTGACTGTGCTATGGATAGCTCCGATAGGTGTCTCCACTACACTTAACTCACCTGACTCTAGGTTAGCTAGAGGGTCTCCTCTCTTCTCCCAGAACATAGACGTAGTAGAGGGGTCAGGGATAGGATTAACAACTTTAGCTAAGTCTCTCTCAGCAGAGATAGTAATACCTTCGTTACGTGGGTCTGCTCTGAAGGCTGCGAGTATACGATCTCCTGCTGCTTTCCCTTCAACGGTACCTAGTGTAACCCTATCCATTATAGGATTACCATCCCAACCCAGCCTGTTCCCATTAACAGTAGTAGGGACCTCTGTATGGATGAAGTAAGGCTCCTTGTACATGGTGGGGATGTAACCCTTATGGTACTGTAGAACACTAGAAGGAAGCTCAGTGACTTTAGTATTAGGACCTATGATAGCGTAGTGGTACTGCCCTCCTTTGTTCTTATGTGGCTTCCACAACTCTACAAACTTACCTCCTTTCTGTTTATTCTTCTTAAGGAAGGCATCGTCTATAACCTTGTATGTCTTAGCTTCAACGTCCCATACGTGCTTAATACCAACAGGGAGAGTGTCTACAGCCTTACCTACACCATTAAAACCAGAAGACTCGTTAGTAACCCAACGCATATTCTGAGCTACAAGGTGTTTACGTACCCCTGCATCACGGATATCATGGACCTTATCAAAGAAGGCACGAGTAGTGGTGTAGATATCATAGTCTGCTTGACTGCCATTGAACTCATTCTTAGTTAACACTCTTTGTTCTTTGTTACCTAGCTTCAGGGCGTCAGATACCTTGATCTTGGTGGCTCTGTTAGACTTAAGGAAAGGTTTAACGTAAGGGTTAAGGTGTTTCTGAATGGTAGGGATCATATCAACAGCACGATTAGCACTCCTTACTAAGAAGTTATCAAACGTGAACTGATTAGGTACAAACCAAGCACCAGCTTTAGGTGTGAAGGCCCTTCCTCCTATGTTACCAGTAGTAAAGTTAAGAACATCTTCAGGTGTGTACTCATGAGGAGCCTTAACTGAGATATAGAAGTCTCCTGAGATTTCTCTACTATCTTTGAGTGCAGCAACAGTTACATTACTGAACTCCTGCGTAATAGGGTTAATAGCGATCACTTCTACGTTCTCAAAGTTCTCTCCTATGTGAGTAAGCCCTGCTTTAACCTCAGATAGAGTACCGAACCCACCTAACTCATCCTTACCATACACTGAGTTGACTACGAACCCTGTATCAGAGTGTTCTACTGTAGATTTACCTGTAAAGAGCTTCATACCAACCTTACTAGCTAGTCTAGCTTTGATAGTAGCAAGGACTTCTGCTTTCTCAAGGTCAGTGTAGTGGATAGAAGGTTTGATATCAGCCATACGTGCTTCTAGGGCCTCACCGTGTCCCTTCAGCTTACTAAGGGCAGCTTCAGACATACCAGAGGTCTTGAAGCCTGTAGGGGGAGGTATAAACCTACTTAAGACATCCTCAGCACGTAGTCCATACGTCTCTACGACCTGTCTATCTAACGTAGTGAAGAGACGTGCAGCCATAAGAGGGTCTGTAGCATCAATAGTGTCTAAGGTAGAGTCTACATTCCTACCATTGAACACATAAGGGTTAGGAACAGAAGCAGTAGGGGTATCTCCACCTATATGAGTCAATAGTTTAGGTGCAGCAGGACCAGTGATACTAGGGCCGGGTTGCTCATGTATCCATACAGTGTTAAGACGTACTTCAGGGAGGTTAGAAACCACTCCATCCCTAGCTGCCTTAGCTGTACCAGCCATCTTACTAAGACGAGGTACACCAATAGGTAAAGCACCTAAGAGTCCTCTTAGATTAGCAAAGTGCTTAGACCAATCAATCCCTTCTACGTTCCCTTTACCTATCTCGTAGAGTAACTCACCCATTTGGTGCTTCTTATTGACACCATCTCTTGAGGCCCAATCAAATAGAATCTTATAAGGGAGAGCATTAGGGCTTTCCTTCACGATCTTGTAGAGACGTGTTAACATCTCGTTCTGATCAGTAGGTTTAGCATCAATGATCCCTTGAGTTAACGCATCTAAAGCGTCACCAAGCATGATTGTGTTAACTGTACCTGTGTACCCTATATCTAAAGGGTCTACAATCTTAGCTGTATCAGCAGGGTCGTAATACTTCTTAGCTCCTTCAGGGTCTAGCTCTTTAAATATCTTTCTAAGCCCTATAGTCTCAGCACCCGGTAAGATCATCTTAGCAACAAAGCTTAAGTACCCTTTAGTCTTACCGTATAAGTGATCATCTTCTAAGAAAGAGTCAAAGGCTGCTTGCTCATCAGATATAAGTTTCCTCTGATTGAACCAAGCCTCTGTCTGCTCTCTACCGAAACGTACTGAAGCATCTAAGTCAACCTTATCTGTGAGGACTTTACCTGTCTCCTCTACTAAACTGAAGTTATCCTCAGCTACTCCTCTGTAGTACTCCTCTAAAGACTCTAAAGTCTCTAAGGAAGGGTTATCCATGAGGACTTCAGTACCAGCTGCATTAGCAATAGCAAGGTTATCTTGCATTAGAGCATCAATGATCTGTCTCTCTTCCTCTGATTCTTGTGTCATAAGGTTAGCAGAGGCAGTAGCTTCAAGGTTAGGGAGGATGTCTGGCTCAGGGCCTAGTAAAGACAGCAGGAAACCTCTACCATAAGCTTCAGACTCAGGTGTGATCTCAGGAGTATGTCCACCAGACTCAGGAGCAAACAAGTCCTCTTCTGGTAGCATAGGATTTACATCAAATAGAGACTCTTCAGCCATTAAAACCATTTCCCTTTACTGATTGTTTTATAAAGATTACCGCCTTCCTTAACAACACCGGGAAAGGCACTAGCTACCTTACTGATAGAACCTAACGTGTCTATCTGCCCTTTGAGTTGGTTAGCTTTATTAGCAAAGATATTGTACTCTGTTCCTTTATTAAAGATAGACTCATCTAACCCTGATATCTGGTTTAAGTAACCTAGGTTAGAAGAAGCTGTAGATACAATGGAGCCTCCAAACCCTGCAAAGGATGATCCTGCTCCACTCTTACCTGTCTGTTCCCCTATACTAGCTGTCTTACCTCTAGCTATTCTAGCTGCACGTACCTGTTGTATCTTCTGCTTACTCTCAGACAGACGCCTCTTAGTAGCGTTCATCCTACTGATTTCTTCAGAGGCTGCGTTAGCTCTACGTACTTCTTTGTTAGCTTGTTTAGCTAACTGAACAGATTTAACACCTGAGTATATCTGAACACCTGCACCAGCTACACTAGCTACACTAGCTATTAAGCTCCAAACCATGACTCACTCACCCGCATTTGTACTAAAATGGATACCCCAACCATATAGGTCGAAGTCTTTTCCTGCTTCACTATCGTATCTCAGTGTCACTGCTCTACCTGAGCCCCTTACTTTACTACGTGTCATCACTACAGGGTAGCCATCATTGTAGTCTAGGTTAGGTGTATCATTATAAGGCTTGAGTAGACGGTACACTTGCTTCTTAGTATCGTACTTACCTGAGTTACTATGATCCGAGAAGTCCCATCTAGCTTGCATGAAGAGGCCACCGGGGTTAACTGAGTTATAACCTCCTGCACCATCACTGACATACCCTGTCTCAGTACGCTTCATGAAGTTGATAACAGATACGATCTGTCTACGGTTTGTTACGTTACCTTCTAGTAGGTATCCTGTCTCAAAGTAAGCATCTTGTTCTATACCGGTACTATCCTTAGCTTCCCAATCTAAGAAGGAAGTGTTATTCACTTGACTGAACGTGAGCTCACTTGTAGATGTAGAAGGTTCTACGGTCAAGTAGATCGTAGTTGACTGCCCACCTCTAAGTATCTCTGTATCAGCTGTCACGTTGTTACCAGTAGAGGTCTCAACTACCGTGTTACCAGTAGAGGTCTGAATGACAGTAGTAGTCTCAGTGACTCTACCTACACTTGGAACAGTAAGGATACCAGCTACATAAGGACTATCAGATGCAAGGGTACCAAAGGTCCAAGGGTAGAAGCCACCTATGTTAGTATCAAAGACTAACCCTTTATCAAACTTATACCTATAGTTAACATCATTACCAGCTGCGTTCCAACCCCATATTACTTTACCGTTAATAGAGTCGTATGAGCCTTGTGCGTACACCTTAGAGGCACTAGGGATAGTGTCATCATAGTACGTCTGGATAGTCTTCTGGCTTAAGGACTGAGCCTCGATACGGTCAGTGACATCATTACGTCCAATAGAGTAGATACCCTGTGCAGACCACCAGATAGGTGTGCCCTCTACGTCTACGATGCTTCTCTTACCGATGATGCCTACACCAGAGACCCTTGATACACTGTAGTCAGTAGGTGTGAAGCCTGTACCAGCACTACCACTGATCTCCCATACCCCATTGTTAGCGAAGATAAGTAAAGATGAACCAGTAACAGACATAGATAAGATGTTACCAGCTTCAGGTATAACGATAACACCACCGTCTGTATCAATTAGATCACTGATCTCTTCTGAACTAGGATCAGCTTCCTGATAGCAACGATGGATGTTAGATACACCCTCAATGATCTGAGAGAAGTAGACGTGACCAGAGATAGTCTCTTCAGGAGGACCACCATACCAAGCTCTACCAGCATAGAAAGCATTAGACTGAGGTCTGTTAGTAGTTGTCTCTGCAGTGATACCACTCAAGCCACTGACTGCATCTCTATCCTTATTGAAAGGATCAAGGATGTAGTGACCTCTAGGGGCTCTGGTATTACCAAAGAATATCTTGGTTAGCTCAGCAGGATCGAAGTCATCACTTGTATTCTTAGCTACCCACCACTGCTTATTGTTACCGGGGTACTTAGTTTGACTTGTGAAGTAAGTCGTAATAGGATTAGCTACAGAGCCACCACTAGTTACCCAGCCTTGGTTCTTAAGGTTGTAGTCATGTTCAGTAGAGAGTGTAGCGATCTCTTCATCAATGTCTAAGGTATCATCTACACCATCAAAGTCACGTATCTGTAACCCAATCTCAGTGTTAGTAATACTGTCCCCAGAAGGATCATAGGTTACATAGAAAGGTTTGATCTTCTTACCTACTACGAACAGGTAACCTTTACCATGAGAGACATCTACTAGTTCGCTACCAACGTCTGTAGCAGCGGGTGCAGCAAAAGAACTGAGATCAGTAGTAAAAGTCTTGAGATTTCCTGACACTGGTTGAGAACCAATATCATAATAGTAGAGTTTATCATTGACTTGTATAACACCGAAAGTCCTGTCACCATCACCAGCTACCTCACTCCATTCAAAGACACCAACAGCCTTGGTCTGCCATTCACTTTCTGTGATAGACTTAGCAGTAACTGAGTATGATGCCTCATAGTCTAACCCTAGCCGTCTACGTATGTCACCCTTCTTATCAAAGACACAGTTATCTGTACCTAAGACAGCGTTCTCAGGGAAGGTCAATGGCGTGGACTCTGTTACAAGCCCAGCCACAAACGTATTATAAACTTTAAGGGAGTCAGACTTAGGCACTCAAGGCTTCCTCTTCACTAAATACTGTTTCAACTTTATTAACCTTACCGCTACGACTTGCTTTAGCTTTCCTCTGTAGAACAGGGCGCTCCTTATCTGCGTTGTGTGTACGAGTTACCCCCTTCATATAAGAGGCTGCAGCTGCCTTGATAGACTCAAAGCTAGTGTGGTTGCCTGAGAGCTCCTCTGGTAGTGCACCCCCTTCTTTGAAGCGGAAGGTAAGGAAACCATAAGGGTCCGTACGCCACACATGGATAGTCTTATTCTGTGTGTCCCAACTAAACTCTTCGACGTGTTGATCTGCCATAGTTATTAACTCCGTAACTGTTTGCTCTGGATTGAGATACGTTGTGCTTATCAGACTGCCAGCGTATCTTCTGTTGCAGTGACTTCTGTTCAGCTTTAGGATTAGCTCTTTGGTTAAGCTCAACATGGGCTACTGACTTACTTTCATTTAACAGGTACGGGAACAGGTTTACATCTAGGTCAGGAGTAAACGTATCGGACATAGTAAAGGAAGGTTCCTCTATAGCCCAAACAATAAACTTACTTGACTGTAGCGTACTGTCTACGTCACTGTCATATGAATCAAATACTAGCGTTGTGTCATCAAAGCTAGTGTAATACTCTGGAGCCTTATCGGAGCGTATGAGTACCTCACCACCATCAATACTAACCACAGTCACAGTGGTATCATCACTGTTACGTGACAGGGTACGAGATAGGAAGGTCTCTGGCTCAACGAAGGAAATGTTATTGTAGTCTCTAGCTGTATCACCTGAGATGACTGTGTTGTACTTTAGCTCCGTGATACGTCTGATACCATCTGGTACCTGCATATGACTAGGAGTAGTTACATCAGCTAGAGCAGTAAGAGTGATAAGCTTACGATGCTCAGGTATCTCAATGTTGTTAATCAAGTCGTAGTACGCATCACGTACAATATATGCTACCTGCTCAGACTCAATGGTATCTGTGTAGCTATTAACTGCATCAGCATCCATAGAGGATAGAATACGTTGTGTCATGTCTAGTAGTGTTAGCTTAGGCATTATCCTAACCCCATCTTAGAGAGCATTGCACCTATAGCTCCTGAGCCCATAGACAATCCAGTTACGATACCAATCAATCTCATCCTAAACCCCTTTAGCTTAGTAATGTCTTTTTCATGTGCATTAACCCAATCCTATCTTAGATGCTATACCTGTAGTTATGGCTCCAACGATGCCACCAGTACCACCGATAGCCGCTATACCTATTAACATTCGATTCTTAAATGTAGTTAATACTGCTAAAGACTTACCATGTGACTTAACATCTTCTTCTACGCTAGTTAATCTGCCTTCATCAGCAGTTATAGATGTTTTTACAATAACAGTAAGATCACCAATCATCTCTTTAATGTCACCAACTTCACTAAATAATTCTGAACGTTGATTTCTGCTAGCGTTCGCTTCTGCCTTAAGCTCTCCTATCGCTGCACTTACTTCATCTATACTCATAATAAATTACCTTATACAGGTTTAGGGTGAGCGGACTTAACGGCTGCAACGTGTGCCTTGAACTCAGTCGTTCCGTTGACCTGATCCCGGTAGATCATATCAAGCTGATCACCGATAGGGCCGTAATCACGATCACGTTGATATTGCGTAGAAGCAAATGTTGCTGCGTCAGCCGCCTCTGTTGTGCTGTCGTGGGTTAGTGTGTCAACGCCGACAACCCAATAACCTGTTTTATCACTAGGCTTGGCAGCTACAAAACCACCAAACATAACAACGTGTGCATCTGCTTCGGCTTGGGTATCAAAATCTTGGTATTTAGCGATTTTACCAGCCTCAGAGGAGACCACTGCGATATACGTTTTCATAGCTATCTCCTTACATCCATTGAATGTTTACATTACCAGCGCTGAATGTTTGTCCAGTAGTTGTTGTTACCCGTATCTGTGTGAGTGCTGCTGACAGAGATTTACTAGAGCCACCAGAGCCAGCAGATATGTTTGATCCTGAACTACCGTATGAGGCAGCACCAGTCCAAGAGAATGTAGCGGCATCAAGTAACTTCAATACAATTGTGCTGTGCAGGGTTGTAGTTGCTCCTTGATTAGCCATAAATGGTAACCCAGTAGTAGGCTGGTCTACTGATTGACTACCCGCAAGAACTTCTGTAATGGCGCTAAGGTAACCAGTAGTTTCAAATCCACCAGCATCTCCTAACTGAATTATAGGGATGCCCGCTCCTTCTTGAGTTACCCCTTGTACGCTTACAACTATCATTGTTGCACCAGTTAGCCCGGTAAAATCTTTAGTAGTACCAGATGTCATGGCTTGTTTAGTGCCAATAGTCCACCCAGCCGAAGCCAATGTCTGCATGGTTGGCGCAACACCCGCACCACCTGATGTTAATACCTGACCTGATGTACCAGTTGCAACAACAGCAGGAGCGCCAGCGGCGTCCCATGTGATCAACTCACCGTCCGTGCCATTAGACAGGTCAGCAACGTCTACGTTCGATAAGCTGTTTCCCGTACCGTTGGCATCAAAGGTTTTATTGGTGAAGGTAGTAGTAGAAGAAGCAGTAGCATTAGCTGCGTCATAAGCTTGAACGTCTGAGCCAATAGCTAGACCTAATGTAGTGCGTTGGTTAGTGGCAGCAGCATCATCTAATAGAGCAGCACCAGCAGCAGTGATAGTATAAGTACTATCTTTGATGGTCTTACCAGTAGTACCATCGAAGAGAACTAAAGCGTTGTTTGTAGCAGAAGCAGGACCTGAAACATCACCAGACCCTGCCCCTGCAGCACCAGTAGCTCCAGTAGCTCCAGTAGCTCCAGTAGCGCCAGTAGCTCCTGTCTGTCCAAAGTTAGCTGCACCCCAAGACTTAGAGACTGCATCACCTGCTGAGACTGGATCAGCTAAGTTGATAATTAAATTACTATTCATGTCCAAGCTAGCTGCCATGGAGTTAGGAGTAGAACCATCTCGTGAGAGAGTGTTCTCCATTGCTGTCTCTGTTAAAGCACCATTAGCGTTGATAGCTGATACAGCTGAGGTCTCATTAGATGATAGTTGAGTAAGGTCAGTGAGAGTTAACTTAGCCATTACTGACCTCCTATGTTACATCAATTACAATGGATAGATGGGCGTGAGCGTTAGAGGTATTGGTCTCTCCGCCTACAATGACCTCAATAGGTTGTCCTGCTGTTAAGGTTTTAGCTGCACTAGGAGTAGAAGAGTCTACGTCACCAGCTGCTGAACCTGAGTAGGCTATAGTAATGCCTCCACCCGTAACAACTGTACCTGCAATCTCAAAGGCAAGGGTGGTGTCAGCTGTAGCAATAGCTGTATCAATAACACAGAAGATAGAAACAATGTCACCAGCAAGAGGGCATACAACAAAGTGGGACTCTGCTGTAGAGAGATCATCTAGTTCTACGTTAAGTATGAGTTTATTAAGGTTATTGATGACTGTAGTATCAATAGAGGCTGCAGTGATCTTCTCCCAAACACCTGATCCAGAGCCGTTGGCTACGTATACCTTGTCTGCTGTAGCAGCAGCAACCCCTTTAGGTTCATGAAGATCAGTGCCTGTTAATGCTTCGTGGCCTGTGTTAGCCATAGGTTATCTCTCCATGTTTAGATAGTAAGCTAGGGAGGGGTACTCTACCAAAGCAGACCATGTCTACTCTAGAAGGCCCCTCCCCTTAGTTACTTAACGGTAGACGATTGCCAGTTCAGCTTCACCTGCCGTAAATGCTGCAGTCGCATAGAGCGCAGACACATACAGGTCACGGCTACCAGTACCCGCAAGGACACCAGAACCAGAACCAACCTTGGCACCATCACAGAGGACGTGGTCCCCAATGGCGTCAATGGCAGTCAAAGCAATAGTAGCATCAATACCGTCAGCATCGTACACAGAGTACGTGCCGTCACCGTCATCGTTCCAGAGACCCATCGTGAGGGTAGCAGAACCACCACTCGTAAAGGCCGTGGTCACGTACAGTGTAGCACTCACAATGTGAGCACCAGTAGGAATACCTACCAGAGGCTGAGGGCTAACCAAGGCATCCGCAGAGCCGAGGTCCGTACCAGTGATCTTAGTGATCATGGTATGGGTGTCACCCATTGTGCTGAGACGACCTTCTTTCGAAGATACACCAGCTTCAGAACCGAATGCAACATTCAGTCCATCGTTGTTTACCCAACGTTCAGTACTAGACATTATATATCCCTCCTAATTAAACTTGGTCGGTGTCAGACAAGACACAGACGAGATTTTCAGGACGGTACAGCTTAACACCGTAACGAGCAGTAGTAACATACTCATCACGCTGGAAGTCTTTGTTGTACTCCGAGTCTACCTGTGGCATCTGACGCCATGCACCAACGAAGGGCAGGATATCAGAAGCAGCTGAGAAGAACATATTGGCCTTACCAGCAGCAGTGGTTACAGAGTCAACAGTCTCGTTGGCGTCTGCAAGGTAGTTGGAAGTGTACACATCAAAGCCATACACGTTCTTAACGAACTTCATACCAGTAGCAATACCTTCAGATACGATACCTTCCCACATAGGGTTGTTAGATACGTTGGTTATGTTGGTCAGGGTATTGAGGGTATACTCAACACTAGGATCAACAATAGCAACGAGGTTCGTATCAGGTACGTTAGCCTTCTTCAAGGAGAAGCGGGCTTTAGCAAAGTCAGCAGTAGCGAAGACTTCGTTAGTACCAGAGGCAACAAAGCGGTGAGGTGCACCGTTGATGTTGTTCAAGTCAGAAGCAGTCTGCTGTGACTCAAGGCCCATGATAGCTGTTTCAGCACCGACCATGATGGCACGTGCTTGCTTAGGTACGAAAGAACTAACCAGCTGGTTCATATAGAAACCATCCTGTTTAGCTTTGTTCGTGATGTAGTGACCCGAAGACTTGTACTTGTCAATGGTAAAGGTGAACTCACCAGTGTCCATTGCACGATACTGAACGGCTTCGTTCTCAGAGTAGTCATCTTCCTGTGCCTGACCGATAGACGGAATATTAAACTGATCTCCATCAGGAAATTCAGACAGCCAGTTAACGTACGTGGTGGCCTGTAATTCATCTTCAAGGACTTCCTTGAGCTGACTAGACCATACTTCAGACCGGGTAAGATGCCCGATGTTTCCAGTTTCAAATGCCATGATTTAATACCTCAGTTAATGTTAATTGTAAAAGCTCTCGCCTTTCTCAGTTCTCGCTTTAAAGAGCTTCTGCTGTACTTCAGGTTTCCAGTAAGCCCTTGGGTTACTCTTACGTAACTCTTCGAAGGACTTCCAAGTATCTACCTGTACGTTAGAAGCATTCATTTGTTCTACAGCGGCAGTGTTGGTCGTTGTACTGACTGTAGCTGAAGGGGTAACTGTCTTACTTCCTTCAGTGGAGACACCCATGATATTAAAGAAAGCGGTAGGTGATTGGGCTGCTGCATCTTGGAGCCATTGAACAGAGACATTCATCTCCTTAGCTTTAGAGGCCACTACGTCCTGAGCCTTGTCAGTACCGTAGAGAGCTTTCATCTTAGTATCTACCAAACTAATGTTGGCTTCAGATACCTTCATACCTTCTCGTTGATCAAAGGTTTTTGAGATTAGTTCGGTAACAGCTTCTTCATTATACTGAGGAGTGGTATTCTCCGTAGCACTTTGATTGGCTTTCAGTTCCTCACGTTCTCGTTTAATCTCTTGAACCATATCTTCTGCGGTTAATCTCTTGTCAAGTTCACCACGGAGGCCCGAGAGTTCATCTTTTAATTGATTAATATATGTATCACCAGCCTGTTGTCCTTTAGCTAGTTCCTCGATAGAGGAGTACTTCTTTCCCTCCCCTACTACCTGATCTAATATTGTAGCTGCAGGTACGTCAGTAGAAGGTGGGGTGTTAGGGGTATCAGTGTTAAATACGTCAGCCATGTGTCATGGACTCCTTTAGGATAAGTTGGTCAACTTCAACATTTCTCTGTAGACTCGTAGTTGTCCGTTACGATCTGCAGCTTTATAAGGCCATGCTGAGTTATCATAGTCTGCCTTTGAAGGGCAGTCCAACTCATCAATACGGTCCTTGATGATGGTGGTAAGTCGTTCTAGTAAAGAACCTGAGTTCCTTACGTAGCCTGAGAAGTCTTCTCTTTCTTTGTTTGTCTTAAGATGAGAAGTCCAAACAGACATTAAACCTTTTTCTTTCATACTAATATTATACCATACTTTTCAGTAAGAGTCAAGTATTAAATTTGTTGTTCTTCTTCTGGGGCAGCTAGAGAATCACCTACAGCTTGCTCTTCATCTAGGGTTCCTTGACCAGCATTAACCATACGTTGAGTCTCCATCTGCTCTGCTACACGGATGTTAGGTTGTACTAAACCGAACTTCTCTATGTCCAGAAGCTCTTCCATTACTTGTGCAGTCTTGATACCAGAGATGTGTACGTTAACTGCAGGGTCTTGACCTACAGCTGAGTTGAAGAGGTTGAGTAGGTTCTGCATCTGGTTAGCTTTAGAAGCAAAGTGACGTGCACCGATAGGACGTATCTTACCTCTAGCAGCTAAGTCTTCAGGAGTGATAGTCTCAAAGAGAGCAGCACCGAACTCATCATCTACTACCCGTACTACATCACTGATCTCCATGTTACGTCTTGAAAGCTCAAGCATATCATTGATCAAGGGTTCAAGGAAGTTCCTCTCAAAGTAACTGATCTTGTTCATGAAGATACGTGAAGAGGCATTGTCTAGGGTCTGTACTTCAAACTTAGTCTTCTCACCGGGAGTACGGATGCCCATAGCCTGTCTAGGTGCACCAGCCATCTCCTCCATCTTGTTCTCTAGGATTTGAATCTGCATGTCAGCATTCAAGGCAGTGGTATCAGGACGCATGAAGTCTACGTTACCATCTTCTCCTACGTATATCTTCTCACCGGGACCGAAGGTAAAGTCTTCTACGAACCCTTGAACCTTAACCATTGGATGAGCAATGAGATCAAAGACATCAGCCTTCAGGTTCTCAAGGTGATCAATACGATACTGCATACCAACAAGGTTGTCCAGAGGACCCATAGCATAGAGGTTATCAGGGCGTAGCCTCCATCCAGCATGACGTATAGAGTTACCACGCCAAGAAGGGTTAGCAACATTACGGATGATACGTTGACGGTCCACGATAGTGATGATACGGTTCTTATGTAGCGTATTAGTTTCTGTATCATACATGTCACCCTGTAGTTCAATTAGTTCCACGTAACCTGATTGGTAGTAGTGTAGGATAGAACCAAAGCCATCAACCTGATATCCCTCATCCTTCTTAATGTCTTGAGGCCCGAGGCCAGCTACGTTCTGTCTGGTAGATACAATACCATCGAATACACCTTGAAGGTAACCGTTCTCAGGGTGGTCTAGGATGTCAGCTTGTACTTCCCCTAGGGACTTCACGCTTCTTGTGATCTTAGGGCTGTAGTCAATGTCGTTAGCAGTAGGGTTGATGAGGATATCATAAGGAGATATACGTACAGCTTTAGGGCCTACATAGCCGGGGAGGACCTCTCCTGTCTCTTCATCTGTACGTGTCTCATTGACATACTCAGAGGTACCAAAGACATTACCATAGTCAATGTAGTCATAGACCATAGTGGATACAGTGTTAATGAAGTTACTGTACCGTAGTTTGTTCTTCATGTACGAGGAGATAACCTTACGTTTCTCTTCTGCCTCGGAGTCTTCATCGTCTCCTTCCCATAGGAGCCAGTCATCATTAGGGAACAGAGCAGCCATGTAGTTAGCATGGAGGTTGTCTCTGATCTGACATAGCTTAGGGGTTGTAGTGGAGTTCTTCCAAGGAAGGGAAGCGTTAGTGGTCTTAGTGGTATCAGTAGCGAAGATGTAGTTACGTAACTCTTTCTTCTCTACGATCCAAGGGGACCTACGCATATCATAGTCCATGTACTGTTTAACGATAGCTGATGCTAGGGCGTCAGGTGTACCTACGAACTCTTCAAAGTCTACGGTGCGGCCACTCATGTTAAATCCTCTACGTTAAATAAAATGTTATGCTGCGTCATCATCACTTCCTGAACCAGCGCCTGAACCTTCAGAACCATCATTACTACCACCGGGTCCGTTACCGTTACCGTTACCACTCCCTGCTCCTCTTCCGTCTGAACCCCCAAAGCCTCCTGATTTATCAGAACCTGTACCAGCACCAGAAGCAGAAGGACCTGAGTCTCCTCCTCCCCCATCAACACCAACACCCCTTGTAGCGTGTACTGTTGGTGCTGTAATAGCTGCTACTGCTGCTGTTTTAGCAGCCTTCCTAGATGCTGTATCTTTAGCTTGAGCTGCTGCTGCTTTAGCTACGTTAGCTGCTGCTGCTGCTTTATTCTTAGCTGACGCAAGACCTAAGCCTATAGTTGCTGAAGGAGGACTCGCTAACTTATCTAACTCATCCTTCAAATCCATAGTAGCAAACAAGTTCCCTACTTGTTCGACAGTAGTAATGGTATTGATATCTGGGTTAGCTACAGAGTGTACATCTAACCCAGATACAAGACCTCTTGTACGACTTGTCTTTGTATCAGCAGCTTTCTCAGAGTCAGTACGCGTAGGAGTAGGTTTAGGTCTTTTCCCTGTTAACTTTTGAGCTAAGTCACGTTCTTTATTAACTGAGTATGCAGCATACGTCTTTACAATCTGAGCTCCAAGAGCAGGTACGCCAAGAGGTTTTGAAAACAAACCAGCTGCTGTGCTGATAATACCCAGAGCCTTTTGACCGGGAGTAGTGAATGCATCTCCTTTTATGAAACCTCCAAAGCTAGTTATGTCGTCTAACTGAGCATCTGTTAGACTTCTTGCATGTGCCCCTTCATCGAACTGTCCTGCCACTGAACCTAAGCGGTCCTCACCAGAGTTACCACCGTTAGTAATGTCAGCTACCCTGCTGCTGCTAGTAGCTCGGAACAGGTCAGCAGGAGCAGAGGTAGCCCCAGTAGAGATATTAGTATCTTCGGGGTTTATATTCTTAGGTATGAGGAACCTGTTAGTAGACTGCGCTCCACTCTGTGATGCTGCACCTAGTTCCTTCTGTCCTTGTCTAGCCATAAGCTACTCCTCCGAAGCGTGGGTGTGACACCACTTTGTTTGTTGTTAGGCCAGAGTTCATACGGCCAGTAGGTATCTTACATATCTCAATAGCACATGCCAGTGCATCTTTAATGTCATCGTGCGGTGGATGAGTCAGTACCAGTTCATCTTCTAGTAGTTGACAGTTACCACCCTTGTAGTGCCATATAGAAAGGTTCTCGTACCTAGGGTCTAAGGTAGCTCCTATACGCTCCTCCTTAGCTCCCATGTGCCTTGTAGGGCTATGCTCATCTATAGACAGAGCAAGACCATAGGGACGTATATAACTATCCTTCAGTTCCCTTACGATAGCCTTCTGTGCTGCCGTGACCTCAGCTCTTATCTTACGGAAGCCCCACTTAGTCTGGAGCCGTAGGATGTTATCGAAGTACTCTTGGATACGTTCAGTCTGGAACCTTACGATATCCAAGACGTAATAGAATCCGTTAGCGTCCACACCAACCACAACGATAGCGGTGTAATCACTGCGCTTGCTAAGACTGTAAGCAAAATCAACTGCTGCAAAGACATTGAGCTTACTCGCCTTGTAGAACCATGCCCCTTGTTGTTGAGTGAGGTTGGCCTTATCGTAGTACTGGAACTGATCATACTTAATACGACTCCCATCAATAGAGTTGGGGTTGTTGTAGTACTGTGCTTGGAACTGAACCTTATCTATGTACTTAGCTCTCTTGGTAGCAAGTATCTTCCTATTGAACCCGAACCACTTACCGTCTCCACGTTGCTGCCTAGGCCATAGGAACTCACCACTACCATCACCTACATCCTCTACGGTCTTCTCAAACTTCTCGTAGACAGGAGTAATATCAATCACTTCACCTTCATCATTGTACTCTTCTACTTGCATCTCCATGAGATCGTTGTATAGGTCTCTAGGGTGATACCTCGTACCTACAATCCACTCTTGGGACTCAGCACCTTCAATAGACGCGAGGTGGCTATATTGAGTCTTAACCTTGTTACGACCCTCCTCAGTATACGCGTTCTCTGGTACAACCGTATCATCAAGAACAGCAACATCACAATGGAGTCCGGTAATAGAAGTAGTAAGTCCAGCGGTAAAGATACTGGGGTCACGTACACCTTCCTCGCTTCTCTTTGGATGATCAAACTCAATCTCAGTTGATGTCCACTTACTTCTCTTACCCTCTTCAGGGTGAACCATATCAGGCCAGTAGCGTGTATAGATAGGAGAGGTTAGGATGTCCTTCATGAACTTAAGTTGCTTCTCAGCTAGGTTACTGGTGGCTGAGATGTATAGTACTCTGTGGTCAGGGTTACGTGTTAAGTACCACACTACCCGGTAGGCTATCATACGTGACTTCTGGTGGTCACGAGGTAAGAGACACAGCTGGTGATCACTAGCTACCTGTCTTGTCCACCAGTGACATAGCTCTTCATGTACTGCGCCTAGTACACTCTGAGGACTCACAAGTCTAATGAAGGTAACTAGATCAGCTTCAGCTGCGTCTCTTATCTCTTGGATGGAGGCCACAGTTAATACTTCTTCTTCTTCTTGTTTACTTCTTGTGCTTTATGAGTCTTAACCTTAGAGGAACTAGCTGCAGTCTTCTTCTTCATGGCAGCTACAGCCTTAGAGGCTTTCTTAGCTTTAGACTTCTTAGCTGAGACCTGACCTGCCTTACTAATCTTAATCATCACTTACCACCATTAATAACAGAGAGACCGATACGAGTAGCATCATCAGCAAACTCAGCGTCCATCTTAGCTGCTATCTTTAGGTTCTTCTCTACCTCAGCCTTAGATGGCCTACCACGTGTAGAGCCCTTATTCCAGTCACCGTTAGCTAGGTACTTAGCTGCATTGAAGGATGACTTACCACCTTCCAGTGCTTCAGTGATGATACCACGTAACCCTTCAGACTTAAGTTTAATCTCTAGCTCTGTAGGCCAGTCTTCAATGTAGGGAGCTAGAGCCTTAGAAGCTTTAATCTTTAACCACTGGTTCCATGAACCGAAGGCTTCCTTAGCGAAAGAGTACTCAGTAGGATCACCACATGATAGGTACAGGGCCTTGAGGGATGGTAAACCATTTACTGGTTCATCCTTGAGAGTCCATAGAGGTTTATACTCAGGGGTGATAGTACGGAACTCATGGAACAGAGACTGTGTACGGTAGCGCCCCATTGTATCTTTAAAGCTCATGTTATATTCCTTTAGAAGAGGATAAGAGTTGAACGATAGTCTCTGCTCGTACTACAGACCCCTTTAGGACACAACCATCCTTGATGAAGACCATAAGGAACTGAGGGGTATCAGGGTTCTTGTAGACTAGAATCTCATTAGCATCAATGTGTTTATCGAATCCAAGACGTGTAATGTTAAAGAGCACCAAGTCTATAAGGGCAGGAGTAATAGCTTGAACTTTAATTAAAGGGTTGTTGAGTGTCAAGCTTTTCTGTACTTGAGCTTTAGGGGTCTCACAGATAGGGTCTACATGAGTAGATATATCTACAGTAGCAGATAAGGCTGTGTTAGCTACACCTATCACTAGGAAGAGAGCTAGAAGGGCATTAACTACAAACATAGCACTGTCTCCTGTTAGAATTAAGTTACACTAATATTATACCACATAAATAGGATATAGTCAAGTGTTAAGTTTCGATAAGCCGAAGATGTGTTCGGAGACACTCTATAGTCCTTACAGTTAAGACTATAAGGATTATTAATATAGTCTCTAGAGCCTAATTAGTCTCTAGAGCTCTTTAGACTATAGAGTATATTATACAGTGCCGAGCCCCGTTTGTCAAGAGGTATCTTTAGTCTAACGAAGATTTCTGATAGAAAATGTTTTGTCATGAGAAGAAGACACCACAGACCCCCGTACCCCCTTACTCCCCCCTTGCGAATGAGACTGATAATCATTATCAACTCCCCTAC